CCGACTCGTCTAGATGTGTTGTATGGCTGGGCACCGCTATATCCTGAACTCGCTTGCCGTATCGCAGCTTAATCATTTAAAGGAAACAAAAAATGAGTAATCCCGGACCAGCAACCACAGTATCGGCACACCCAAGTAACGTCACCACAAATCAAGCTCTCCGCTTGATCGCTGTGGCTAAAGGCGTAAACTTAAATGCCGTTGCTTTCACTCCTGTGCAAGTTAACAACTCCACAGCTTATTTACCTAAAGAATTGATTGTTACCAACGTGAATAACGCTGGTTCAGTTGTATCTCTGTCTACAACGACAGCTTTAGGTATCACAACCACAAACGCTGGATCACCATCTAGCTTGTTTGGTGCGTTGACAACTGCTCAAATCGCAGCTTTGTCAACATCAACTTTAGGCACAGCTTACTTGGACTCTAGTTCAACAAGCCTGTCTTTAGCTAACCAAACTCTGTACGTTGACGTAACAGTCGCTTCTGGCGCTACTGGAACTGGTGACGTATACGTTTATGGCTACGATTTCAGCTAATCGCAGTTAAAACCGGGGAAAGTCACCTCCAAAAGGGGTGGCTTTTTCTGTTTTTATCGCTACAATTAATTCAAAGGAAACATCATGCCCTCTACCACAATCGCTCGTGGCAATGCTCACGAAACCTTTTATATTGCGCCAAGCATCACTCCTGCTGCGCTTCCAACAACTTCAACTCAGTCTTTACAAACCTTTGCAATTTCTGGTTTGCAGACAACTGACATCGTTTCTTTACAACAATACCAAGGAAATCAAACTTCCAACGTAATCGTAAGTAACGTAGATGTTGCAACTGCCAATGTTTTAACAGTTCAGTTCCAAAACACTTCAGGCGCTGCTACTGCTATCACTCCGGCTGCTGGTGTTTATCAGTTTCAAGTGGTACGCATTGAAGGCGCTCCACAATCTACGAACGCAGCATAATGGCTAATACAAGCGTCTTTAGGCCAGTTGGCCCGTCCTACGCTATATCGGTGTCAACAACCGCATCAAGCGCTTTGACCGTGACCCCAACGGGTAACGATCAGATCAACTTTTGTGGTTTTTTGAACACTTCGACAAATCCTGTGGCTATTACGATTTCCGAAGCTAACGCTTTGAATTCCGTAACCCCAGCAACTCCAGTTATGCCTGTTTCGGGTACACCCCAACAAGTCGTAATGCTTGGAGTTTCCATGTCTAGTCCTATGGTTATTGCCGTACCCCCTAACGGGTTTGCGGTAAGCGCTATTTGTGGAGCTAACACAGCAACTGTTTATGTAACTCCTATGGCAGATCAATCATGACCAACCAAGTTGCATACACAAGCACTCCCAACACGACTCCTGTTAACACTTTCGCTGCTCAACCAATTATTGCTAGTGGATTTGGTACTGCACCCAAAATTGTGGGCGCAACACCAAACGCTTTTGCAATAACTATTGGAAGCGGTGGGGCTAATAACGGAGTTTTGACATTACCACCAGCACCAAATGGATGGATTGCTTTTGCTAATGATTTAAATATCTCAACCGGTGTTTATATTCTGCAAACAGCATCTTCAACAACATCTATTACTGTTACAAGTTACTCAAATACAAGCGGTTCAGCTTCCCCAATGACAGCTGGAGACGTAGTATTGTTTAACTGTATTCCCTACTAATGACAAATCAAACTGCAAAAACCGTAACGACAAATATTGTCCCAGTTCAGGCGATATTTGATGTCAATGGCGTTTGCGTTGGTTTAGTAGGCCCGGGGGGAGAGTTTTTCTCTCCTCCTCTTTCTTCTGATATTATTAATTTTGCTACGATCACAAATAGCACAATTGATAGTTCTCCAATTGGTGCGACAACGCCCTCAACGGGTGCGTTTACCAGTTTGTCTAGCTCGAATGTAAACATTACGGGCGGATCAATTTCAGGCGTTAGCATAGCGATTACTGCGCTAAATAACACCCCTGTGGGCAATATAACGCCATCCACAGGCGCTTTCACAACTCTAGGTGCTACGAGTGCATCATTCACGAATTTAAGCGTTACAAACACGATTACAGGCTCGATTTCGGGTAATGCTGCTACTGCCACAACGGCTACAACTGCGACAACCGCAACGACTGCGACTACAGCGACAACGGCTACAAACTTGGGCGGTGGGTCTGCTGGGGCAGTTCCCTATCAAACTGGCTCAGGTGCGACGTCTTTTGCGACAGGAACAGGGGTTTTTGTCGGTGGATCGACTCCTAGCTTTACGACAACTCCTACATTTGTAGGAACAAACATTTCTGGCACAGCTTCTGCTTTAAGTATCGGTGGAAACGCTGCGACTGCTACTACATCTACCAATCTTGCTGGAGGTTCTGCTTATGCAATACCGTACCAAACGGGCTCTGGCACGACTTCGTTCGTTAGCTCGGGCACTTCAGGCCAAGTCTTTCAAACGCTTGGTTCAGGGTCTGCGCCACAATGGGTAAGTCAGTCTTCACTATCAGTAGGCTCGGCTTCTAATATAGTCGGGGGCGCTGCTGGGCAGATTCCTTATCAAACCGCTATTGGTGCAACGAGCTTCACCGCTGCCGGAACAACTGGTCAACTGCTTCAATCTAATGGCACAAGCGCCCCAACTTGGGTCAATGCAAACTCTTTGAGCGTGGCGAGTGCGACTAATTTACTGGGCGGTGCGACTGGATCGCTTCCCTATCAATCCGCAACAAACGCAACGACTTTTCTAGGGATTGGCTCAAACGGGCAAGTTTTGGGGATTTCGGGTGGTGCGCTGACTTGGACTACACCGACTGCCTACGCAACGGTGACGGATGACACGACCACCAACGCAACTCGTTACCCGTTATTTGCAAATCAGACAAGCGGAAATTTAAGCACAGAGTACACGAGCTCGACTAATTTAAAGTACAACCCAAGCACGGGTTCTTTTAGTGCCTTGCAGTTTGCGGTCGGGACTTTAAGTTACACCCCGGCTAATGCTTTGACTTATCTGCAAAACTCGGTTAGCACTTATAACCAGTTTATTATTCAGAATACAAACACAGGGGCAACGGCTTCCTCTGATGTAATTGTCAACAATAATCTATCTACCGACTCCACCTATTACGGTGATTTCGGTATGAACAGCTCTAATTTCAGCGGTTCAGGGTCATTTAATGCGCCTAATATGGTGTATTTAACTGCTACGACTGCTGATTTAGCGATTGGAACGACCACAGGAAACGCTGTTCACTTTGTCACGAGTGGAACAACAACCGATAACGCAACGATTGCCTCAACAGGGATTTGGACGTTTAACAACGCTATAAACCTAGCGACTGGTACAACAACCCTAGCGCCTCTGACGTTTACTTCAGGCACAAACCTGACAACCCCGGTTCAGGGAGCTCACGAGTTTGACGGGGCTTCTCTTTACATTACTGGAAATACAAGCACAGGCTCTGGCAGACAGATAATTAACGCCTCTCAAGTGGCTCAGTTAGCGACCAGCGCAAGTGTGGCGTCAGGCGGACAATTCTTTACTTCTACCGTCAGACCTGAGTTGATTTCAGGGCATTTGTATAAATTTCAGTACAAATTGATTTTTACAAAGTCAACTGCCGGGACAGTTACAGTATCGTTTTCTAACTCTGCTACGTCCAATTTCACCGTATTTGACGCAAATATGCAGCTTATACAGGTAAATAATGGCACTACAGCGAACTATAACGCCTACGCAGCAGCTGCGACAACCGCAACATTCCAAGCCTCATTCTCGCTTTTGGATGCGACAACTTATGTGGCCAATATTGAGGGTGACATTATTCCATCGGCAAACATGAGACTTCAGCTTTTAGTGACAGATTCCGCAGGGACTGTGACTTCATTACTTGGGTCTAATTTTGTATTTACAGACTTTGGCACGACAAATATAGGGAATATCGGATGACCTATACATGGAAAATTAAAGATATGGAAGTGGAAAATGACGTTATTTTGGGCGCTCATTATTCCTGTATTCTTTCTGATGACACAAATTCTGTAGAAACTGAGGGCTGGTGGCCTTTAAAACCCCGAGTTCCAATGCCCGTATTTAAAGATATTACTGAAGAACAAGTTTGCGCTTGGGTCGAAGAAGATAGTACACAAGACGGAGTAAATCCGATAAAATCTCGTCTAGCAGAACAATTGGCAAACTTGAAAAAAGAAAAAGTAAAGATGCCGTGGCTTCCTGCTGAAACTTTTAAGGTGTCCCTATGACCGTGCCAATAGATGTTATTACGAGGGCGATGAAAGACATAGGGGCTATTGCCTCGGGAGAAACACCGACCCCAGACGAAGCGCAAGATGCTTTTGATATGCTTAACGATTTATTGGATCAGTTGTCCAATGAGTCAATGATGACGTTTTACAAGACTGAAATCATCTTCCCTATAGTCCCCGGTCAAACTCAATACACGATTGGCCCAACTGGTCAAATCGGTGCTCAAGTGACAGGCACGATCACAGGGAACGTATTAACGATCAACACCATTAATTCAGGTGGCGTGGCTATCGGTCAAATGTTATCAGGCCCGGGAATTACGACAGGAACGACCATCACAGGCTTTCTGACGGGTGCTGGTGGGCAAGTTAACGAGGCAGGGACGTATCAGGTTAACATTAATCAAAACACGCTTGCACCAGCTTTTACAGGGTCTATCTCTGGGACAACTTTAACTGTAACTGCGGTTTTTCAAGGCTATATCGGGCTTGGAGCGGTGATTACAGGCACGGGCGTGACCACAGGCACTACGATTTCAGGGCTGATTAGCGGAACGGGTGGCACAGGAACTTATCAGGTTAGTGTCAGTCAGACAGTCGGTAGCGAGTCAATGACTGCGACAATTACACCGATCACTATCCAGCTTTACTACCAAAGACCTTTAGCAATTAATTCAGGGTTTGTAAGGGTAAACACTAATTCAAATGGTGTGCCTGTTTATCAAGGTGGACTGGATTATCCGTTGTCTGTTCTTGATTACGGGCAATACCAAATGATTGGACTAAAGACTCTGAGTGGTCCGTGGCCTAAAGCGTTTTATTATCAGCCAAGCGAAGAACTTGGAAATATTTTTGTTTGGCCTAACCCATCTCAGGGTGAAATGCACTTATTTGCAGACACTTTGTTCACAAGATACACAAATTTGACCGACCCAATGTATCTGCCACAAGGATTTTCAAACGCACTCAGATGGTTGCTTGCTGAGAGACTAATGCCGATGTTCGGTAAAGTTAACGGCACTCAGCTTCAAATGATTGGTGCTTACGCAGCTCAAGCAAAGTCTGAACTCAAGCGTACAAATATGCGTCCTCCACCAGTTTCTCGCTACGATGAAGTTATCACGTCCAGTCGTTCTCGTGACGCCGGGTGGATATTATCAGGAGGCTTTTTTCGCTAATTTTTAGTGAAACTAGAATAAAAATGTATTACATTTATCAACATAGAGCTGCGGATACAAATCAAATCTTTTACGTTGGTAAAGGTAAAGATAAGCGCTTTTGCGATAAAAATAAACGTGGCAGACATTGGAAGTTTTATGTAGCTAAACACGGTTTTGTTCCAGAAATCATACAAGATGGAATGGACGAAGAATTAGCGTTTTTAGCTGAGATGGAATGTATTGACGCTTATAAGAAACGTGGGATTAAACTAACCAATATGACCAACGGTGGAGAGGGTCGTTCTGGTTATTCTTTTCCACATACTGAAGAATCTAAAAGAAAAATGTCAATTGCTAGAATTGGTAATACCAATAAATTAGGCAAGAAAATTTCTGACGAATCAAAAGAAAAAATAAGCGTTGCTAGAAAAG